GGTGGATGTACTTAAATATTAATATTATACTTCGGAATAGTTAACTGCTTAGAACTTATCGTTCACAATTAGTATAGTGGTTCACATACTTGTTGCTTAAGTCTTATGTCTGCACTCAATGCGTCATAGCTAACACCAAATGTTCCGCCTTCAGGTAAATCGTGCTGCTTAGACCGCTGTCTAAGATTCTTACACACTTTACGGAAACAATCCTTAGGGTGTCCAACTAAATAACGCTGAGCGTTTTCTAATCTATCATGTAGGTCATTAATATTATTCTTAGCCGTCTTCGGCCGATATTTAAGCTCCTTCAATATATCTGAGACAGGTAATGGTGATCGCCAAAATCGATATTCTTCATCCCATACAAATGGTCTTTTAAGATACGTCATTTCATCAAAAGTTATATACTTCTCGATCTCACTAGTCTTATTTGCGGAAGTGATAGTCACTCCCAATGCTTCCAAACACTGTTGTATATGTTTTCCATCATATCCATCGTCAAGAAAGCGTTTACGGATAGACATAACCACGTCGTCTCCGTAAGTTAACATTTTGATTCCAGAATCAAAAGCACTAAGGTTAGCCTGTTGCCCCTTGACAACAATCTGCCAGGAAATAAAAGTTACCCAAATTAGAAAAGTATTAGCAATTGAATTGAAAACGTCTGTAAAGGCGTTGCCTGATTTATTTCCTTGTGTGCTCTCGAATGAGAATCCTCCCATAATGTGAACTGCATTCTGCATCGACACGCACAAACATTCACGAACATTGTTATCTTCTTGAGGTGCATCCTTATAGTATTCCTTAATTATATTATGAAAGAATGTGAAACATTCTTTGGGTAGGGACCCATCAAAATTTTTATAGTCAAATGCATGTCCATAAGTTGAATTAGAAAACAATGTATGTGCGTATTTATGCCAAACACTTTCTGGCTCTCGTCCAATTCCGTGATAAAGAGTAAACCCTGCATGAGTTCTATACATGTCAATAAAATGACCCATGTATTTTCTGCAAAGCATAACAAAGTCAAGAGATGATTGTTCAAACACCCGAGTCTTACCAATTTCGACCTTAGCTTTTGGTCGTAGCTCATCTTTCAATGTGCATATGAATGGAAAACTGGGTAATTTTAGTTGCTTCATCATGTCCTCCTTCTTCTTCAGAATCTCTGGGAAAGTAAGTCCGTGTTCAATTATAGTAATTTTGGCTTTTTCGGAAAATTCATATTCCAAGGGCAAAGCCTGCCCTCTGTCATCATACTGCTGTGGTAATGCTGTGAAGATCTCTCTTTTGCCATCATTGAACCAACGAGCATAATATCCAGGTGAAGTGGTCATCTTCAATCTACCCATATTACCAATTCCGTTAATCATTTCATGTTCAGTCAAAACCCGTGGTTGTACTTCGGGCAATTTATTCATAAAGTAATCAGTAAATAGTTGGATATATCTCATTGGAACCCCAGCCCATTTGTCGGTATCCCATTTCTGGGAACCTCCAATGAGTGGGTCATACAACTGATCTCCCACCATCATAACATTCATAGCAGCGGGTTTTGCGTCGCACTCACTCTCCTCAACTAAGGATGGTTCAATCCTTTCGTACTTAGAGCGCCGGCACACAAAACGCGTTTGATCGATTCCATCAATCTTGGTTTGCGCCATAAGGGGTATCTTCGAATTCCAAAACTTGCTTTGCACAACGCTCGCTTCAAATTCATAAGCCTCTTCGGGTGTATTCTCAATAGTTAAATCCTTAATCAGTGAAGCGGCTCCCAATCCAGAGCTCCGTTCAAGAGCACTATGAATGCCGACAACCCCACTAGTTGATCCACCAGATCCAAACACATAGTAGGGACGTCCACAATCTCCAAATTGAGACTGGAATCCTTCGGGATATCCAACCCAACTAACCTCGATGTTATCGTCATACATTCGTCTGTTGGCGACGTCACCTTTCCACTGTACTGAGACGTCTTCCTCGACTGTTGCTCCAATAAAAATAGCTCTCTTATCAGTTACCGTCTTTGTCACGAAATTCTTATAAGTACGTACATTTGGCCAATATACGGGTAACTTACACATGACAAGATCGCTATTCTCACCATAATCAAAAATTTGATCTGGTGAAATGGCTACAGCTTCAAAACTAACAGTATCACCCAATTTGGTCTTCTGTTGAATTCGGATGTGAGAGTAGGGAAAATCCTTACCTGCTTGAAAGAAATGCTTATTAGTAATAATAGTTCTACTATTAACGAAAAAGCAGTGTGATTCATTTCTCTTCTCACTTCCAACGAAATGGGCGATTTTATGCACTTGTTTCCTAACAGCATTAATCTCATTAAGTTCATGTTCGTTATAAACCGGCTTTCCGACCTGCGGAATAAGCCTGTTATTAACTATATGCTTAACATTATGTGTCTTCACTCCTTCATAAATCAAATTTTGAAAAGCCATTCCAACGTTCTTACCAATGTAATTAATAATACTCTTAATTCCAGCTAAAACCGTACCTATTGCTATTCCAATTAACCCACAGGTAGTCAAAGACATTCCTGTATAACTCTGAAATGCCTTACATATCTCGAAATCGAAACCCTTCCAGGCCTTCCACTTTGTTGCCGGTACTTTAACTAAATCAAAAATTATCTTCCACTTAGCATCAACAATTTTGTTAGATCCAAACTCTGCCAACCTTGCGGCGACACCGACAGTTGATGAATTCTTAATGATAAAATCAATTTCCTTAGCATAAGTATCTCGACATTCCTCAGTAAAAGGAACAAACGTTAGTGTGTCCAAAACGTCTCCAACGTCTATGTCGTCTTCAGAACTATCCTCGATATCAATACTCATGAAACTCTTCAGCGACTCCACTCTGTGCCTCCAATCCAGCTAGATAATTAAACTTAATATCCATGAACTGAGTTTTACGAACAAATTCAGCTTGCAGATCATTAATTACACGTTCAAACGTAACGGGAGAACCCGCGACGGGAACGTTAGAATTATTAGTATACTCATACGGTGTGAATAGATATTTTTGATTAACTAATGCTATAATAGCCTTCTCCCTATCATCCATGTTAAGTGTAGTGAGTTCAGGCAATTCTGATACGTTCATTGTAGTTTGTCCCTTACGTAGCGTCAACTGATACATCTGTCCAAGTCTTCTAGTTATCTTACCAGCAGAGTTGATAAATTCAGCAGCCTTAGAAACTGGATCAGTCTCATTACAAGTTATAATTATTATTTGAGAATCATAAATTTCGCCTTTATCTGAAACGTCAGCTTTCGCAACCTCAAGAGAAGCAGAATTAACTACCCTCGTGAGAAATGCACTATCCAAACCATTCCTCTCAGTAAATGCATCATCAACAATCATAATAGGCTGGTGCCTATATAATGAGTCATATTTAAGATGTTCTGAATTGATGACTACATGAGTTAGATCAGGATAAGCCTCTAAATAAGGAACTTTAGAAAAATCGACATGTCGAAAGTTTTTATCATCCTTAAGTCTATTATTAATAATTAAAGGTATTATATGTCCGGCCATGATAGTTTTACCAACTCCCGAGCCTCCACAGATGAAAATGGAAACAGGCTCGATATGTGGCTTGATAAGCGTCATTTTATGCACAGAGCGCTCCACGTCTTTCATCTCAACCTCGATTGCTCGAATGTTAGTGTCAGTACGCTTTGAAACTGAGGCGCTTCTACGCAAGAATGTATCATACTCGGCTTGAAATTTCTTGTATTTCTCAACGCAAGTTAATTTTTCGCCGTCATGATCATAAGTGGCTCCTAAAGTTATAGATTTTCGAAACTTAATTAAACGCTCCTTAAATGAAGTGATTTCCCTGTTAAACTTAGCATCAACCTTTTGAAGATAATCCTTACCATATAAAAAGAATGCAAGCACTGAATGCAGAACGTTTCCAACTGACCCACGGTCAGGGTAATCGTGACTTTCACGCGCATAAATTTCAGTTATGTCGGTTTTGATTCCAAATTTAGCGAAAAACTGCTTGAAGATAGACAATAGTTTGTCCACGTCAAGCCAACGAGCTGCGATGTTAGCAGCCTCCTGTGACCTTTCTCGTATTTTGTCAATGAATGCAGTGAATCCGGTTGCGGTTTGAGCCTGTAGCTCCTCGTTTAGTTCCACCGAGCAAGTGATATTATATACCGCTCCAACCATACCGGCAACCCCATTAGCTATGAGGCCAGTTTGATCACTGTTCATGACTACATACAAGCCATTGACAATGTTGACAACACCCAAAACAATGTTCATCAACTTGTTAAAAATTTTCTTTATAGTATCAATAGAAGAATTTACCTTATTAGCCAATTTACCTATAGTATCAAAGCTTTTAATGGCGTCCTTAACTTGTCTAAAGAAATTACGCATGGTATCCATGCCTGAAGTTATTGCAGAAAACTC